AGCTCGCTGATGTCGGGGAAGATGGCGTTGCTCACACCATCGGCAATGACGTTAGAGGTGGGTGCTCCCCCGCCCTCGGGCACGTCATCCATTATTTGAGAGGCTACGAGTTTGATGTCACCAGAAAGGATGGGCATTGCTTAAATCTCCATGAGTCGGATGGTCACTTTGTACCAATCGGCTGAATTCAGATCGTTGTAATTGATGATCGGAGTTGCTTCAATGGCGGCACCATCGTGGTGTCGAAAAATCACATCGCGGCTCGTTCCACGGATATTAAGTTGCATCACCCGTCCGGGTACAACGGCAAAATTTCGCAGAGCCTCTACTGTGGCCTGCGGCATCCAGGCGCTGCTGTCATCAACCGGCGCAAGCGTGATAGGTCGGCCCGCGATACGCGAAGCGCTGCTGACAATCAGAGCCCCGGTGATAGTGCGCTGGATTGACTGTTCAACTGGAAACCAGTTGTTCTCATCACCCCAAACAAGGTCGGGGTGTAGATTCAGTGTTGTAGATGCATAGCTGAGTGTGATCATTTAAATGGACCTCCCTTGCGCATTGGCAAGCTGGGTTAGTACAGATTGAAGATTTGCCGCGTCTGCTTGTGATGCAACATTTACAGGTGTGCTAATACCACCGATTGTTATGTTTACAGTATTTGAACCACTAGACGTACCTGCTGAAGTTCCGCTCCCTGCGAAAGACCTCATTTGCGTTTTCAAAGAGTCGTTGGCAAACGTATAAGATTCAGCAGCATTAAGCAGAGCATCGCTTAACGTGCTGCCTTTATATTTAATTTGACCAGGATTGTTTAAGTAAGGGATATTACCTTGACTATCTGAAAACTCGTCAGTAAGGGTCCTTGCAACCGCTTCATCATCAACACCAGCCTCCTTTAAAAAATTTAAAACGCTGGTTCTTGTAGAACCTGCAATGCTTATTGTTTCGCCGTTTTTATTAGTAGAAAACCCGTTTTTATCAACACCCTTACGCTTGTTCTCAAGATCAATAGCACGCTGCTCAAGGTCATTGGCTTTTTCCTGAGCAGCTATATTACGTTCAAGCTCACTATTTTGTGCTTCAAGAGCAGACGTTGCATTATCTGTAGCGCCTGCAAATTCATTCTGGGAGCTAGTTGCATTTTTAGTGCTTTCACCAAACCCATCTAATTTAGATGTACCATCACGTAACGCCTGTATCTGACGTTCAAGAGATTCTGTCGTCTGACCAAGCGCTTTAGCTTCGTTTATCTTTGCTTCAGCTATTTTTATAGAAGCCTCTAATTGCGCTCGTTTAATCGGATCGAGATTACCACTAGCGTCCAACTCAGCTAATGTTGCCTTAGCTACAGCAATACTCCCGTTTGCTTCAGCCTTCATTGCTTCAACTTTAGCGTTTATGATGGCAATATCTATTTTTTTCTGTTCGATATTTGCGTAAAGCGCTGTTGAGTAATCACCAGTCGCCCTAGCAGTATCCTCAAGCGATTGATAATGTTGCTTCTGTATTTGCAGAGCAGACTGAGCAACAGTTGCTGCTGCTCGCTCAGCTATTAGCCTTGCCTCAATGGCCTTTACTGAATCTGACAACGCATCGTTATATAAAACAGTAGCGCGGGTAACTTCCTTACGAGCAGCATTAACTTCATCGTCAGAACGCTTACCGTTTATAGCTGCTATCTCATACTCTTTTAATTTAATAACAGCTTGCGCAAGCGCTTCTTTGTATGCGGATACACTTGCAGTGTTATCTTTAAGCGTTTCAATGTTCAGCTGGCGCTGGAATTGTTCAGCTTTAGCGGCATCGAGTGCTTCCTTTGACTGCTTGGTTTCTGCGGCGCTCTTAGTTATCTTTTTATCAAGTGCCTCAACCTCACCTTTTATCGCGTAAGCAGTCAGATCTCGTGTCGGCGCAATATCGATTAAGGCTTGTTTCTGAACAAGCAGCATATCGGTTTCAGCTTTCTGGTTTTCAGCCAGTTCCTGAAGTGCGTTAACTTCCAGATTTGCAGCGTTGACAGATGCCTCTGCAACAGCGTTGTTGTCGCCGCGAATCTTTGCCAGTGCAACCAAGGTATCACCTTCGACCTTCGCCGCCTTGGCGTACTTCCCTGAAGCCTCAATGACAGCACCCTGCTTGTCAATCATCTGTGCGGCTGTTGCCGAAAATTGAACGTGTTTTGAACTCAAGTCAAGCGTGTTGTCAGCGTTGAGTTTTGCAGCCAGCGCAGCCAGTTCATTAGCCTTTCCAGTGGCACCTACAGCTTCAGCAGCCTTCAGTGCCGACTGTGAACTTGTATTCAATACAACCGCAGTTTGTGCAGACGAAGTACCAAGTTTGTTTGTACCGTCGATGGCTGCATTCAGTGCCTCGTTTTGCTTCGCAAGCCTGTCACGCGAAGCTGCGAGCATCGCATTTAGCGCGTCCATCGGGTTGGTCAAAGTGAGTGCTGCACCAGCCATAATACCAATCGCTTTTGCGACGTTCATAACCCCTTCAAACAACGCGCTTGCAGCCAGAGCGATTGTTCCAAGCGTTCCACCCAGCACCTTCAAAACACCGACCAGCGTAGCGGTTCCACCAGCCTCACCAATGTCTTGCGCCATACCGTAGAAGGCATTTTTGAGGTTGTTGATGGTCGGTATCAGACCGTCAGTTTCACCCTTTACAGTCTCAAGGCCCTTGGTCAGCGGAACAATGAAGTCGCGTGTTGCCAGCGAACCTGTCTCAACCAACTTGACCAACTGCGCCTGGGTGATACCCATTGCCTGTGCGGAGAGCCCGAGTACACCGGGCAACCTGTCCCCTAATTGCTGCCTTAATTCCTCCATGCTCACAACACCCTTGGCTGCCATTTGACCAAGAGCGTTGAGCGATCCAGCAGTATCCTCAGCAGACAATCCCAGCGCCCCTGATGCAGCCGACACTGCTTTGAACAGCGCATTCGACTGCTCCATTGGCACGTTCGACAACTTCATTGACGCGGTGAATTTCGTGAACTCACCGGACAGCGAACTCACCGACACACCTGTGGCGCTTGCGGTTGAACGCAGGAAATCGATCTGCTTGGCAACAACCGCTGTGTCACCGTAGATAGCCGTCAAACCCCTGCGCAGCTGGTCGCTCTGGATCAGCGTGTCGTAGAAGGCCCGGCCCAGATTCTGAACGCTCTGCACCAAATACATCACGGCTTCAGACGCCAAATTGGCCGCTGTGAACTGACCCATTGCCCCGCTGAATGTGCGAGCGGCTTTGTCAGCCAGCGTCATTTGGTTGGTCGCTTCACGCAGATCACGCTCCAGCGCCTTGATCTTCGACCCACCTTTGGCAAATGCGGCATCCAACTCAGCGCCCACCAGCGTTCCGCTCGATTTGAGCAGTTCCATCGCCGTTTGGACCTTGGTTATCTCAGCGCGAATATCAGCAGCGGAACGCACTCCAACGTCGCTCAGAGCGCGTTTGATGGCGTCCCCCGCCTCTTTGGATGCACTCTCGATTTTTTGCAGCCCAGCAGCCGCCAAAGTGGCTTCGTTGGCCAGGAATTCCTCTGCCTCTGCCAGCAGCCGCGCTTCACGCGCCAGTTTTTGAGTTGCCTCTGCGGCTTCGACAATGGCGAACGCTTCTTTCTGCCATTTCGCCTCTGCATCCTCTTTGGCAAGGAACTGGTACGCCTCAACCAGCAGCTGCGTTTCTCGCAGCATTTTCTGCTTGGCCTCAACGCCATTTACGATGGCAGCTGCCTCTGTCTGCCATGCGTCCTCAGCCGCTTTGCGTGCAGCTGCTTCAGCCTGACGCGCATCGGTGTACGCCTGTGCAGCCCGCGCTGCTTCCCGAATCGCAGTTTCCTCAGCAATGAGTGCAATGCGGCCCTTTTCAAACAGTTCGGCCATGCCGCGCTGCTCGATGGCAAGCAACCTGTCTGCCTCAAGCATTTCGGCATTGGCCTGCTTTTTGGCATTGAGAGTCGCAGTGCTCTCAGCGATTGCAGCGGTTACCTTTGTGTACGAGGCAACCAGATCAGCCTCTGCCGTTGCAACGTCTTTTGTGGCAGCGCCCATCCCCTCAAGGGACACCTTCGATGCTTGCAGCGCGGTGTTGCGGTCAGCCAGCGCAGTCGTAGCGGCCTTTGTAACAGCGTCGGCCTGCTTGAGTTCTTTCGCAAGTACAGCTTCGGCAGCAGCCGCCTCTGATGTGGCAACTTTTGCCGCCGTGTAACCCTCAATCAGATTGCGAAGATCATCCTTGCTTTGGATGATCACTGCGTTCAACGAACGGGCTTCCTCTTTATAGTCAGTGGTCCCGTTCTTTAACTTGGCCAGTTCCTGTCGTTTGTCAAACAGCGCCCGTTGCGCCTCAACAATGTCGGCCTTTAACGACTTCTCGATAGCCCCCAAGCTGGCTGTCTCACCGTGCAACTCAGCGAACACTGAACTCAATGTCGCTGACTTTGCCGCTGCCTCAGACTGTGCAGCCGCAAGTTGCTCAACCTCGGTTGACAACTCGCGCATAGTGCCCACCAGCGCCGACTGGTTGGCCAAACGATCAATCTCTGCACCCAGCGCGGCGAACTCGGGTACGGCATCAGCACCCTCTTTCCCAAGTGCAGCAACATCTGTTCGGAGTTGCTTGATGGCGTCAACACCAACTGTCTCAACAGATAGCGTCAATGGGACATCGAGTTTTGCAGTAGAAGCCATTAAAGTACCTCAGAAATAAAAAAGCGGGGACATGCCCCGCTTCCGTTGTTACACAGCCGTTTACCCGCTTAGATAGCCGCGTCAAGCAAGGTGACCACGAAGGGTTCAGTCTTGCCAGAGGGTGTTTTCAACCGGCCCGGCAGGCTGACCGATGCGAAGTCTTTGCCCAAGAAATCGAACGCGCTGGATGCGGCGATAACCGCTTCCCACACGTCCACGATGCAAGGCAGTCCGTCCACGAAGTTCTTACCGTCAAGACGGAACTTGCAGCGAATCTGTGCATCAGTACCACCGGCAATCTGAGTGCCGCTGATAGCACCGTAAGTACCGCTGACTTCCAGCACTGCGCCGTCAACGATAGCGCTGGTGCTGAGCACTTTGAGCATGCCCAAGCGGTAGTTGACTTCGTAATCAGTACCCAGCGCATAGGTGGTTGTGCCAGTCCCATCCTTGACGGTGAACGCAGCCGTAGCGATGTTCATGTGGCCAATCTCAACCCATGCACCCTTTTTGGAGGTAACTTCGACAGCAGTCATGGTGCCAGCGCCAACATTCAGTGTGCTGACAGTACCCAGCAAAGCAGCAACCAGGGTGTCACCGTTCACCTCTGCAAAGTCGCAGACAAAATCGAACGGTTGGGGGATGGTCACCGACTCGATAACCTGCCCGTAAGTCGTGCGACCTTTGGATACCATTTCCTTCAGATCAACCTTGGGCTTGATTTCAAACTTGGTCGATTCAAGGGGACCGGTAAAGTCATCGAACATACCGGTGGTCGAATTGAAGCGGGCAATGTAAAGGTCACCAGCGCCCAGAAAACCGCGTGCAGCACTCATAAATATCTCCAAAAAGTTGATGTCGCAATATGGACACTGACGAGGGAATTGTGGCCATCTGAAACAGGATTAACTAACGGCAAAATTTCGTCAAGGGTTCGTCAAATCCTCAACAAAGCTGACATCAATCTCGATGCTGGCGCACACGATCCCCACGCCATCCCCACGCGGCCCGATGTCGCGGCCTTTGTACTCAACACGGGCAACCTGCCCGCCCATCGTCACGCCATCTTTGAAAACGGCGCGTTTCAAGTCTTTCAACAACAGGTGCCCCATGTCGTTCGGGTGATCGGCGTCACAGGCGTGATACCCGATGAGGACGTATGTCTGAACAACCTCGGCTGACGGGATGCGGCCTGGACCCCGCGTAGGACTATCAGGCCCCTCAGCGAGTACCACGCAGGGCACTTGTGCATCGTCAATACGCCTGCGACCACGCAGGACTTTTAAGCCAATGTCTGTGTGGCTACCGTTTGCAACCGTGATCGTTCCCAACCGGGTAGCGAGTTCGGCTGCAATCTGACTTGCCTGGTGTATCGTGCTCATTCAAACTGCCTTTCCATGTACTGCGTTGCGTATGTGACCAAGTTATCTTCCAGCTGGTCACCAGCCTCGTCCAGCAGCCCGGCAGCGGTATGTCTGAACAGTTGATAAACGGAAGGACCGTAGCGCACCTTGTACGCACCTTCGCCCTTTGCCCCTTTGCTGCGAGTTGCAACGCCCATACCATTGCCGTTGTTCAGTTGGACCAGGAACCCATGCTCGATCATCTGGCGCGTACCGCGTGTGACCTCAACGCTGATACCTGCTTGTTTCTGGTCAACAGGGATGCCACGGGCCTTGTCACCCTTGCGCTTTGTCCAGCCGGGCCATTTGCCGAACGGGTGCCCAGCGGCTGCAATGCGCTCGTTCGACCAGTTGACATCTTGTGTCTTTTGCAGCGCCCCGTAGTTGCGCAGCTGGGTTTGGTATGGCTTGCTGCCCTTGGCCAAAATAACTGCCTGCGCCCTGCCACTCGCAGATGCGTGCCTGACTTCCATCTTGCTCTTGACGTACTCGTCAGTGAGGTTGATGCCAGCGATCATGCGCGGGCGGGCTAACTCGTAAATCGCATCAGCTGTGTCATTGACAGCCTGCCTACTGACTTGCCCCAATGCCTCTGCGTTGATGTCACCTAATCGAGCAGCAAGACGCTGAACAGCCGTCGCATCAATAAGGATGCCAAACCCCATGATCAGGCTTTACGAACAATGAACTGTGTGGCTGCACCAAGGTCACTCAGCAGGACATCAAGCACGTAGTTACCGTCAGGATGCACCAGCGAGTCACCCACTTTTGGCAGGTCTGATTTGAGTATGGTTGCGACTGAGCGTTCAACCACCAAGTCACCTTTTGACGACACGGTTGTGCTACCGTATCCGTCGAATTGAACACCGTGTTTGATATTCACTTTGCGAGGGGGTATTACAACTTCCCCTCGCAAAATGGAGTCCTCACCCAAGCGGGTAAGGACTCGTTGCGACATTCTTTCAAATGCCGCTTTCATGTTACGCAGTAATCTTGACGATGGCTGCGGGACGTGTGCAGAATGTCAAGGGGTTTGACTGGGCTTCAATGTCGATACCCTTGTTCATATCACGCGGCTCTTGTTTCGCGTAGTACGGCATACCCATCGTGTTGACGGTTTCCATGTAGTCGGCTGGAGCGAAGTTCATCACGAACAACTCTGGCACACCTTCAGGAACCATGTACGCTTCACCGGGTGCAATGAAGTCGATGCCGTTCACGTTGCCGCGATATTCTTCCCAGAACACGCCAGCAAAGAAGAACCCACCGCGCAAGTCAGCACGCAGGAACTCACCGTTCATGTAGCGGTCATACGCAGCCACAACAGATGCGTGTGCAACCAGTGCGTCAAAGAACGACGCAGAGCACAGAACACGCAAACCGCTATAGGTAAGACCACCCAAAGCAGCCTCAACTTTACGCTTGGCTTCGACCACCTTGTTACGCACGTTGGTGGTGGCAGTACCCAGCACCATTGAATGCGTTTGCTGAGTGACAGCAAAGGCGTCGTACATGTTCAAGATGACAGTCGCACCGTCAGCATCCAAGACCTGACCTTTGATGGCACCCATGCGGTGATATTCAAGGGTCACGTCAATGTTGCGGCGCATGCGGCGCAGTTCGCGGTTGACCAAGTTGTTCACCGAATCCAACTCGCTCTCAGAGCCAAATGCACGCAGGTTCTGCACCTCATCAGCGTTCACGCCACCGGTCTGGGGCAAGTGAACAGTGCCAAGAGACATCATCGTGCGTTTTTCCTTCGGCCCCGGCTTGGCCACGCCACCGCGCTGACCGGTAGGCACCAGCGAAAGGGTCGAACCTTGACGCTCGATAGACACCGATGTGGTGGTAATACCCTGCTCACTGAAGTAACCCAACTCAGCCAAGCGGGTCGGTTGATGCGGCACATCGTTGAGCGCCAACGTCAGCGACTGAACGCTGAATGCATCGCCTTTAAAAATGTCAAGAGAAGCCATTTGATACTCCCAGGTTAGCGAACGATGACGTTCAACAGTTTCAGATCAGCGACAGCGTTGGCGTTGGAGCCAGTCAGAGCCGCACCATAGACCTCGCAGTTGCGAACGTGTACCACTGCCTTACGGTCACCGGTGGCGGCTTCGCACTCCGTGTAGAGGACGCCAGCAGCAACCTCGCTACCGTCAGTACCAACATCGTCGTAAGGAACGTATTTGCCGGTTGCGGTCAGCTTCGACATAACAGTGCCGGAAACAAGTGCAGTACCTGCTTGGGTTACTGTCACTTCCTCACGGCTCAGAGTGCCATCGGCCTCAGAAACAAGGTATTCGCCAGTGTGGCGACCTTCGGTAAAAGTTACCATTTTTAACTCCTATATAAAGAATTGCGCTTTGCCCATACTTTTGAGCTAATGATCCCAGCCGTAGGGCGCGCATTGACAACCGGCTTGGTACTCTGAGTTGTATCAACCCCGGTTGTGTCATCAGACTTGGCCAGGAGTTCACACAGCGTTGATCTGCAATCTGCCAACGGAACACCCTTGGCAATCAACTCGGATGCCGTATCGGGGCACTTGGCCACCGTACACAGCGACGTAATTTCGCGCACTTCAGCGATACGCGCCGACACCTTTTCCAAAGTGTCAAGTGCAGTGTCAAGTGCAAGCGCCGGAGCAAGTTCCTCGATGCCAGCCGCAACAGCCAGCGCCTTGACCTGATCAGCAAACGGAACCGGTGCTGGGGCGGCGGGCTTCGACTCCACCAATTCAGTCTCAACGGCATCGACAGGTTTGAACAACGCCTGAATGTGCTCGGGCAAGTGCTCACGTTCAAACGACGCCTTTGCCGTAACGGCTGCGATCATTTCGTCAGCGAACCCAAGTTCAACGCATTCGGCAGCGGTCAGGTAGGTGTCGTTGGCCAACAGGTCGCGTACCTCTGTCTCAGACAAACCCGTGCGAGCAACGTATGTCGCGGTCAAGCTGTTGCCAATCTTGTCCAACACGTCAGCCATTTCACGCATGTCTGCGGCGTTGCCGTAGATAGCATTCAACGGGTTGTGGATCATCATAAAAGTGTTCTCAGGCATCGTGATGGTGTCGCCTGCCATAGCGATGTAGCTGGCGGCACTGGCGGCAATACCCATGACACACACGTTCACCGTGGCACCACATTTCTTGAGCGCGTTGAACATCGTCAATGCGTCAAAGACGGAGCCACCGGGGGAATTGATGTTCAGGGTGATGCTCTTGGCCCCAGCCTTGATTGCGTCCAGGCTGGTAATGAAATCCTTGGCGCTGACGCCCCAGCCGCCAATTTCGTCGTAGATGGAAATTACGGCAGGCGCATCACCAGCAGCAGCTTTAACCTCATACCATGTTTTACGCATTTGCGATCCTTCCGAATTGGTGTGAATTCTGGTTCCAAGTCAACGATTGCACTAACGGCAAAATTTCGCTAGTTTTTCGGCCAAGCCTCTTGCAAGGTCAGGGCTTGGTTGACCCATTCGTCAGCATGTCCTGCCAGCGTTTTAAGCTGGGTTGAACACTCAGTTGATACGACACTGAAGGCGCGGACTTTTGCGGTACAGGCATCGATGTCACTGGCTGCGGCTCGCACTGCTGTCTCGGTTGCGATGCGCAGCCGCTCAAGATCAGTGCTATTGCTGTCACCATCAGCAGCAGCAGCGACAGCACGACTCTGCGCTTTAGCTTGCGCAGCGAGGACTCGCGCTTCCTGTCTCTCAATCGTTTGACGGCTAACCCGTTGAATGGCAATTCGTTCATTTGCATGCTCCAGTTTTAGGTTACTGACAGTCACTTCCTGCCAGTGCAGTCCACCACCAAATCCGAAAGCAGCTGCTAACAGATATGATGCTATGGTGAAATAGATATTCATATGGCTTTTATAATCAATGCAATCGACAACGCAGACCATTCAGCATATTTAATAATTGCTACGGCTATTACTGTGATATGGTATATGGCGTACACGTTCATAATGTGCTAACCATTGTCAATAAAACTGTCAGGAATAAACGCAACTTCAATATCGCTCTGGTCCTCAAAGCCCCTACGTTGAGGATTAAGCCCTCTGCGTTCATGCATTACATACTTTGTCGTTTTACGTCGTTCGACATTAACGTGATCTACATTTTCTGAATAACCAGCCTGCGCAAGTTGCTCACGAACTGCTGCTAACTGTTCACTAATTGAATGTGCAGCCAATCTTTCTTTACCGCGTGCAGCTAATATGCTCATACAACACCTTGTAAACATAAATCACGTTCTAACAACCTGCGCTTTGTTAACCCAGGAAGAGTTACTGAAAACCCGGCCACCTTTGCTTTATCCCAACGTAAAAGCTGGGTACACGCATCATGCAGTCTGCCGGTTGCAAGAAATCTTGCGGCAGTGGAATTACGTGTGTCACAGGCGACTTTTGTTCCGAGGTTGTAGGCAGCGTCGG